CATGCGGCCAGCACAGCGCAAATGCCGTCAGGTCGCGGACCGCGGCGAGGTCGAGGCCGCCAAAGCAGGGCACGTTGGTCAGGTCCGGGAACTCGCCAGCGCATTGATCCCAGTCGCGCAGCGAAATCCAGGTGGTGGTCGCTGAGGTCCACTGATTAAGGTACAGCCGCCGAAACGTGTTCTGCTTCTCCGGCCGCGCCAGCGCTTGTTTGAACTCTTCCTCGTAATCTCCGATGTCGTGCAGGATGCCGAGTGTCGGCAGCGCCATCGGCCACAATTCCTGATCGGTCCAATCCGCATCGATTGGGACTTCGTAAATCAGCGGAAAATACGATTCGTCCTGGATTTCGCCAGACGCAACGCGTTTTGCGTATTGGTATTCCCTGTAGCAAATGGATTCCTGGTTGCTGCCGGCCGTCGTGATCGTCACCCAAAGCGGGTTGCGCCGCGACTTGCTGCCGGTCGTGAGAGCATCGTACAGCTCCTGCTCGGCAATGCCCCACGCGTGGAGTTCGTCAAAGACGACCAACGATGGGTTGTAGCCGTGCTTTCCGGCGCCGTCGCTCGATAAAGCGCGGATGATGGAGCCTGATTCATTGTGACGGATCAGCTTGCGAGATTCTGTGATGGTGACGAGCGGGAAAAGATCTTCGCTGGCGCGGATCATGTCGGCCACCGCGTCAAAGCAAATACTGGCTTGGTCGCGGTCTTTCGCCGCCATGTAGATTTCCTGCTTTTTTTCTTGCGACAGGAAAAACTCCGCCACGACGAGCGCGGCCACCGTTTGAGTCTTGGCTTGTTTGCGGCCCATGCTAGCAAAGCACTTCCGATAAAGGCGCCGGCCGTCCGGGCGCTTCCAGCCAAGCAGGTTGACAATCAGCTTGCGCGAATGCGGCAGCAGCTCAAATGGCTCCGCGCCGCCGGATCTGGTTGCCTTGGTAAGAGTTAGGCCGCCAATAAGCGTCTCGGCTAGCTGTACCGTACTTAGGTCAAGCCAATTATCGCTGCGATTTTGCAAGCTCAAGCACCCTCGCCATGGCCGACACGGCAACAGGCGCGGCGGTGTCCTTGAGCCCGGCTCGAGCGCGAGACCGCGGCCCCATGCACAACTGGCCGCGTATCTCCTCGATCTGCCGCGTAAGTGCTAGCCAAACGCGATCATCATCAGCCAGAGCACGCCTAACCGTTGCGGAAGCCAAGTCGGCGTACAGCGAAGCGTCAACCTGTCGCTGAGGAACTCCAGCCGCCCGGTTCTCGTCGACCAAACAATCGAAAATGTGCAGCTCTTCCGGCGACAAACCAGCCGGCGGCGTCATGATTTCCTGCACGATCGGCGTTTGCTTGATCGGCTGAACGCGCGGAAGTGGTCCTCTCAGTCCCATAAATCTCTCTTTTTCTACCGTATCACGTTTTTTGAGCGCCCCAAAACCCCCAAACCCCTAGTTTCTCGTGCCCGGGGGCGAAAGTGGTGCTGCGTGCAGGCTTGCCAAGAAACGACTACCCCCCCCCTGACCGGCCTGTCGTACCCCCCCATTGCCTCCCGTAGTATCAGCCCAGCTCAGTCCCGCACCTGCGCCGCCACCTTCAGCTCCGGGTATCGCCGCCGGTCGCCCTTTGTCTTCCATCCGTGGCAACGATGGCAGACCGCCTGCAAGTTGGCCAGCTCCAGCCGCGGTCCTCCCACTCGGAGAGGGACGATGTGGTCAACCTCGGTCGATGCCGCAAAGCAACACAGCTGGCAGACCGGGTTCCGCATTCGCACCATGCGGCTCAACTGCTCCCACGTTGCGTCATAACCCCTGGCGGTCGACTCAGGCCGCCGGTCGGTCGGCCGCGCCGGTCGGGCTGGACACGCGCCACCGTGCGGAGCGCAGCACCTTGCGCACCAGTGCGGAGGTCGGTCAGCCATTGCCAAGCCTCGCCAGAGGAAACGCAGGGCCGACGTCGGTCTTATCCTTGCGGAAGTTCTGGTGCGTCGCAATGCCCTTGAAGGTATCGAAGAAGGACATATCGAATGCCGTCCGATAAGCCGCGGGCGGAAGCACCTTCGGAATCGAGAAGGCCGCGCAGAGATGGTCGACGAGGAACACGACCGCGTCCGACTGCAGCGCCGGAAACGCCGCGAAATAAGAGAAGCCGCGGTACGGAGAAGCGACGTACTTGGTGGTTTCGGCGAGGCTGCACCATTTTGTAGTGAACTCCCCGGGCCACCAGTTGAGCTGCTGACGGTCAGCCCTGTCGACGACCAGCGGCCCTGGGTTCGCGATCTCGATTCCGATGGAGCGTTTGTCGTGCTTCCAATTGGCGCTGGCCGCTCCGGTGACGCCGAGGTGGTAAGCCCAAGCGCCCGGCGGAAAGCACTCATATATAGAGCCGTCTACGTCGACCAGATACGATGTCGCGACCGGCAGGTGCGTGCTGCCCCAGCTGTCGTAGGCGCTGCGGGCCGACTGGCCGGCAGTGAAGTGCAGGACAATAAGGTCTTTCGGAAATTGCTCGGAAAAGAATTGACCATCGGGCAGAGCAAACTTTTTGCGGTTGATCTTGACAGCGGCCGGCGCTGGCGACTGAGTAGGCAGTGACGCCTCGTCGGTCGTGACGCTCGGGATGACCAGCTTCTGGCCGACCTTGAGCCAGTTGGGATCGATGATCTGATTTGCCGCAATCAACGAGCCCAACGGAATTCCAAACTTTTTAGCGATGCCAGAGAGGCTGTTGCCAGTCTGAACAATGTACTGAAGCATAGGCTCAGAGTATCAAAACTATTTTTGGCCGCACGTTGTTTTATCGTTGCTTACCATAAACGCTTATGATAAGCTTAGAGCATGAACAAACTTACTCTAAACATAAAAGACACCCGGTTACAGCTGAAGTACGCTTACGTAAACCTGCCGTCCATGACCGAAGAAGCCAAGCCTGGACTTCAGGCAAGCATTGCTTGTCTGGAGGCCCACTTGGCTAGCCTTAACGCCCAGAGACGATCCTGCTAAGGCTAGCGCCAGCCCTGACGAGTCCCTGGCCGGGACGAAACGCCGCAAGGCGTCGGCAACAGCCACCAAGGATAAACAGATGATCACCCTATCAGCACCCGCCCACAGCGGCTACCGACAAGACTTCGACACGAACGAGGAGATGCTCCTCGCCGCAGCTACCCTGCTTCGCACCAGCGTCGACGACATGGTCTGCGTTCAGTGCAACGGCCAAGATGACCGCTTCTACTACTACGGCACGCAGGACGACGCCGACGCCGACCCCGACGGCGCGTATGCAGTGCAATCGACCGGCGCCGCGCTGCTCCAGTTTGTCTTCACGGCCGGCCGCAACGAGGACACCGGTAGATTTGAGACGTATGCCCAGGCCGAGGACCGCTCCACGTACCTCGCCGAGTCCTGGCGCGAGCACGTGACCGCCACCGAGCGGCACGACCGCAGCAGCTCCTGGGTCGCCGAGTACAGCGCGGCGGTGGCCCAATGATCGCCAAAGAAGCCGTTTTTTCAGCGTGGGCCGCTGCCACTCTGGCCGAACTAGAAGCTCCAATTCAAGGCGGTGGCCTGCAGAGCTGCTACCACTCCGACCATATCAGGATCCTACGAGCTGCCGTGCAGCACGGGGATGAAATCCTGTATGAGGTTGAGATGGCCTCACTGGACGGCGACGCCTACCGATGGGAGGACCTGAGCCGCCAGATGCGGCAGCGGGACGCCGCGGCGGTGCAAGCGTGAGCCCCGCCGAGCGCGGAGCGGCCTGGGGCCAGCTAGAAGCCGAGCTTATGCTGGAGGCCGTCGAAAACGGCCACCGGTTGAGGCCCGCCGAGTGGACCAAGGGCCAGTGGAGCGGCTACGTTCCGCCCGGACCTGGTCGCTACGGCTACGAAGCCGCGCTCGACCGCGCCGCCCAGGTCGCGTATGAAGCGGCTATCGACGCCGCTCGGGAGGTGAAAGCGTGACGCCGTCGGAGGCAGGCGCCGTGATGGGCCGCAAAGGCGGCAAGGTGCGCACGCCGAAAGGTTTCTCGGCGCTCACCCCGGCGCAGCGGTCGGAGGTCGGCAAAGCGGCGGCGGCAAAAAGATCCGCGGCTCTCACCCCGGAGCGCCGGTCGCAAATTGCCAAGGCTGCGGCCGACAAACGCTGGGCCGGGAAGAAAAAAGCCATGACTGAAACGCAAATAAAACTGGGCGGCATCAGGGTAAACGGTCGAGTGCGATACTTTAACCATGTTTCAAATTTAAGGCGGGTCGGCAAAAGCCAGTGGACAATCGAAAGGCACGGCGTCGAATTTCGAGTCGAAGGCGGAAGGCACGCTGGAGGAACCAGCCGCCAATGGTATCTTGATGGCGGGTTCCTCTATTCAACGATCCGCTGCACATCGTTAATGGCTGCCCTTAGAATGCTGGAGGAAATGTGAGTTCCAAGAACAAGGCCGCCGCCGACAAGCGCTGGGCCGATAAAACCAAACAGAGGCCG